TAAGGCGTTGGTGCTTGAGCGCTTCGGCATGGCGACCGAGTCGTCGCGTGAGCAGCACGTCGTTGCGCGCGTCGATATGCTGGTCGACTGGACAGTGGTTGGCGAATCGTTCTGCGGCCGGTCGACCTTCGTGCACGCGGTCGATCCGTTCGAGCGCAAGGGCCGCGAGGTGCGCTTCTGTCGTTTCTGTTCGAAGTGGGGGCGCGTTGAGGTCTTTGCGTCCGGGGGCCGACGGTAGAAGTATGGGCGGACGCCGGCGGCAGCAGCTCGCGACCGTGGAGGTCATGGAGAAGTTCATCGCGAGTAGGCGCGCGAAGAATCCGGGGTGTGATTCGTACGAACGGGCGCTGCGCTACTGCATCGGGAAGCTCGTTGCGGCGCACGAGTTCCTGCCGGATCGGGTTGAGGACGTCGAGGCGGTGCTGGCGTCGATGAATGTGGGAGACGAGACGCACTACGACGTCTGGTTGGTGTTCCGGCGGATGTACGCGTGGGCGGCGCGGCGGCTGGACGTGGTCGATGCTGCGTGCGAGATCGAGCGTCCGCGGCGCGACAAGCTGCGCGTGTTTCGCACGATCGAACAGGTTGATCTCGATCGTGTGTTGTGGGTGAATCAGCGGCGCGTGAGGGACTACGCGATGCTCTTGGTTCTGGCCGATTGCGGCGCGCGGATTGGCGAGCTGCAGACGTTGACGGCGGAACGCGTGCAGCCCGGCTATCTAGTGTTGGAGGGCAAGACGGGGAAGCGCGAGGTGCCGATTCTCTCGAAGACGTTTGGTGCGCTTTCGCGGCTGCCGCATGGGTTGTGGGAGGCGCGTGATGGTGGGGAACTGGGTCTGGACGGCGCGAAGCGGGCTGTTCGCCGCGCTCTTGCGCGTGGTGGTGTTCGTGGTGGGCCGCACCTGCTGCGTCATACGTTTGGCCGGCTGTACATCAAGCGTGGTGGCGACGTGTTCTCTTTGCAGCGAATTATGGGGCACCGGCGGATCGAAACGACGATGCGCTACGTGTACATGGACTTGCGGGACGTGAGCGAACAGCACCGGAAGTTCTCGCCGGTGGCCGGTGTGCACGAGGGCCGGCAGCTGTCGATGATGGATGAGATGGAGGAGGTGGTCTAGGTGGGGATGTCGTCTGGGGAGGTGCGGCTCGTCGCGTCGAGCAAGGCGGCGCCCGATCCGTTCGTGTCCGGCTCCGGCTGCTGGTGCCTGTCGTGCGGCTGTACGGACCGGCATGCGTGCGCTGCCGGGTGTCGCTGGCTCTGGTCGGACGTCGTTGTTGGCGTCGGTCTGTGTTCGAGTTGTGAGGAGTGGTTGGATGTCTACCCGCCTGCCGCTGCGCTGTCGCGCGTGCGGGGTTGAGATCCGTTTCGAGACGCTGGAGTCGGGCCGGAAGCGGCCGTACGAAGTGGCGACCGGGAGGAATCATTTCGAGGTGTGCTCAGCTGCGGCGGCGTTCCGCAAGGGCTGGAGGCCTGCGGCGCTGCCCGCTGTAAACAAGCCGCGCGAGGGTGCGCAGTTGTCGATGGATATGGAGGCGCTGGATGATTAGTGGGAGTTGCTTGTTTCGGGTGGTGTCGGTGGCGGGCACGAAGACGAAGCCGAAGAACAAAGACGGGATGGCGTTCGCGACGGTGAGCCTACGCGTGCCGCTGGATGAGGAGGGCATCGAAGCGTTGTCGTGGCTGCATCAGGCAGAGATCGACGGCGACGCGTTGGACGTGAAGATCGAGCCTACGGGCGCGAAGCGGCGGGCGGGGTGATGCCCGGGCTGCCGTGGTGGTGGCCGCTGGTCGCGGCGTGCGCGTGGTGGGGTCTGACGGGCTTCTACCTGGGCGTGCTGGCCGGCCAACGGTGGGACGCGCGCGGCTGGCTGTCTGGGTCGATGCGGCGGCGGTGGCGACGGTTCCGGGACGTCGCGCGGGTGGAGGGTGAGGCGCGTGTTGGCGCTGATTTCCGCTACCGATTCGCGGTCCGGCGGAAGCGACGAGGCGACCTTCGGGGCTGATTTTCGTCTAAAAATATGCCAATAAAAAAGTGAGTGAAGGCCTCGGGCGGCGCGCAGCGGCGCGTCCTGCCGACGTCCTGGTGCAGCCTGAAGCGTGGCTTCGCGGCGATAACGAAAGCGCCCGGGGCTGACCCGAGCGCCTTCGCTGTTGGAGCGTGACGACCGTTACGATGCCTTCTTCGTTGACCAGTCGCAGTAGACGCCTTCGCCGAGCTTCTCTGGGCAGTACACGCCGGAGTGGTGCTTCGACTGCTTCGCCCGTCCGTGAACGGGACACTTGGCGTTGTCGACGTTGACGGGCGTGGCTTGTGGTTCGGCTACGGGCTCAGGGCGGAGCGGTGTTGGTGGTGGCGGCGCCGTGTTCGCCGCGCGCGCCGTCTCCTTCTTCGTCTGTGCTGCCTGTCCCCATGCGGGCCGGAACAGGTCAACGTAGCGCGTGCCGGCCGCGAACGTTACGTACTGGTCGAGGTTGCTGCGCGTCTCGTCCGGCTGTTCGTCGAACTTCGAGATCGACACGTTGAACAGCCCGGCGCGCGCGCACCAAACGACGAGTTCGTCAGGCATCTGTATCAGGTCGAGCGTCCGGTTGTTGCGCTGGATGAACCGTGCTCCGGTCCCAGTGGTCGAACCGTCGAGCTGGTCGAGCTTCTCTGAGTCGAGATATTCTTCGAGCTCGCTCTTGCACGCTTCGAGGGCCTTCTTCGACCGAACGTAGGTGCCGAGGTGGATGAGGGCGCTGGTGATCATTGCTTGTGCTTCTTGCTCCTTCACGTTTCTGCTGCTCCTCTCGAATGGCCGCGAAGTGTGCGGCGATGATGGCTGCGATCGTGATGACGAACATGATTACGCTGGCGTCGGTGAGCATCACTCCTTCCTTCTGCGCAGGTTGAGCATCTGGCCGATCTCTTCGACGGTTTTATTGAGCGCTGCCCAGCAGCGCGAGCACCACGGAAAGCCGGTTTTGATGGTGGTGGCTTGGCGGCCGCAGACGCAGTTGAGTTTCATGCTGCTGTCCTTTCTGTGAGCGCGAGCGCGAGCTGTTGTTTGGGGTGTTGCAGCGCGCCGAGCACCGTGCAGGCGTGCGAGACGCGACACGGACCGACCGCCCGCCCGGCCACCGTGACGCCGGCGAAGCAGGGCGCGCACCAGCGGCGGAGCGACGCGAGCGGCACCGCGAAGCGGTGACAGCACGCGCACGGACGGAAGAACGCCGACGCCACGCTATGCCGCTGGTGGGAGCGCGCAGCCGGAGCAGCGCGTGCTAAGGCAGGACGGGCAGAGACCGGCGACCGCGACTTGTGCCGAGCGCAGCGCTGCGGCCGCCGGTGGGAGGCCGGCGGTGGCGGCGCGAAGGCCGCCGACCAGCCGGCACACGGAACACACGCCGGACGCCAGGTACGGCGACGGGGAGCCGCAGCGGACGCACGGCGAGAGCGGGAGACAGAGCCAGCAGCCGGAACCGCGACAGTGGGCACAGGCCCGAAGACAGACAGCGCAGGTGCAGGAGGTGAGTGCCATGTGGGAGACCCCTTTCTGGATTGCAACCCCCGCCCCCGGACGGGGACGGCGAGCGCGTGGGCGACAGGGCCGGCGCACGCGAGCGCGGCGTCGGAACGCCGGTCGGCGTGTAGCGCGCGCGTGCCCGAAGCGCGCCGAAGGGGGGCGCAGGGCCGCGTATAATTAGCCCTGTGCCCGCGCGTGTAGCCGGACCCCCGAAGGGCGGGAAATGTGAGGGCGCGACTCGTGGGCGCGCTACCTGGTGAGCGGCGCGACGGCGCGTGAGCCGAGCCCGAGCCACGGCCACCTTTGCGGTTTAAGGGCTGTGCCGACCGCCAACAGGAGGTGCCTGTGGGGCGGGTGAGGCGAGCGAAAGAGGGGAACGAAGGGTGTTTGATTGGGTTCAGTCGTTCCGTGGCGGTGAGCGCGCCTGAGAGCGGGCTGGGGGCACGCGAAAGGGGCGCCTGCGTACGCGGGTGAGCCGTACGACGCCGACGTGCGCCGTGAGGCGTCGAGCGACGGGGGCCGCCGCCGGCCACAATGGTTCCCCGCTGAGAGAAGGGCCAGGCGGCGGGCCGGAGCGAAGGTCGCGGCGGCGTGGTGCGGCGGGTGAGGGTGGACCTGGGCCGGTGGGTGTGCAGACGGAGGCCCGCGAGCGCGTGCGCGCGCCGGTGGTGTGCCTGCCCGTGGGCGGCGCGAGCCGCCGAGGTGCGAGGTGGAGGCGTGGCGCTGAAGCCATACCCCTGAGTGGAGCGTCTGGGCCTGCTGGTGGTGGGTGTACGGGGTGGCCGTGGTTGTGCGAAGGCGCGCGAGGCAGGGGCCGGTGGTCAGCGTCCGCGGGCGACGCGGTGTTCGTGCTGCTGGGCGGCGTGGTTGGTGAGCGCCAACGAGATGAGGTAGTCGTCGTGTCCTTCGCTCGGGTCGAGGTAGAAGTTCATGAAGCCGCCGGGCAGGTAGTCGGCGCGCGCGAGTCGGAGTTCGCTCCAGAGTGTGCGCGACGCGTCGTCGGCTTCGTCGAGTTCGAAGAGCTTGAGGTGCCCGGTGATGGCGGCCTGCTGGAGGTCGAAGCCGAGTAGCGATTTCGAGGGGCGGGTGAACTTCACGGCGTTGATGGTGGTGCGCTGGTGCACGCCGCGTGCGAGCAGAGCTGCGGTGGTTTCGCCGATGCCGGTCGCGTCGATGGTGAGCGTGTCGGGTCGCCACACGTCGTTGATGATGGAGAGGAGTTGGGGGATGAGGATGGCGTGGTCGGTGCCTTGCCACGAGAGCGCCTGTAAGACGGCGACGTGGTTCTGGGGGACGGGCTCGGCCTTTGTTGGGTGGGTGACGGCGGCGAAGGTGAGGACGGTACGGTCGTGGGCTTCGGGTCGGTCGTCGTCGCCGCCGGCGATGTCGAGACCGGCGACGATGCGAGCGGTGGGCGGGCGCGTGTCGCGCCGTGGCCAGTCGCCGCGCAGCTGTTCGAGCACGGTGGCGCTGAACAAGCGGCCCTTGCCGGGCAGTTGCTGCATTTCGTACTGCGTCGTGAACATGGGGTGGGTGGGGCCGAGACGAGCGCGTTCGGCTTCGACGTAGGTGCGGTACGTGGGGAGGTGGGTAGCGACGATGGTCCAGGGCACGATGAAGGAGCGCTGGATGCCGTCGCGCTGTTGCGCGCGCTGCGCGGCTGCGCGTTCGCGTCCGAGTAGGTCGAGCTCGGACCAAGGTGTGCCGTAGAGGATGGTCGTGGCGTTGTTGGCGGCGGCGAAGGGTTTGATTTCCTTGTCGTACTTGTCGATGGCGACGTCCTGTGCTTCGTCGATTTCAAGGAGCGGGTGTGCGGTGTGGCCGACGATGTTGGCCGAGGGTTCGGCGCTGAGGAAGGTGACGCGTGCGTCACCGACGCGGATGATGCGGCCGTCTTCGACGGCGTAGGGGACGTTGCCGGCGCGGAGGATGTCGCGCAGGCGGTCGCGCGAGAGCTTGACCTGGGGGTCGAGGGTGGGCGCGACCTTGATGCAGTTGATGGGTGTGGGTGGTAGTGCGAGGTGGGGGTGGTGTTGTTGGAGGAGTACGGTCGCTTCGAGTGTGGCGCTGGTCTGGTTCTTGCCGGACTGGCGCGCCATTTCGAGGGTGAAGGTGAGGCCGAGGCCGAACTGTACCGAGTCGATGATGGCACGGGCGGGGGCGAGTTGGTAGGGCCGGAGCGGTGGGATGCCGCCGCCGTTGCTGGTCACGCCGGTGTGGTGTTGGTGATGTTCCGCTGTTCGTCGAGCCAGCGGTCGAACTCGGCGTCGGCGTTGTCGATGCCGCCGAGCGCGTCGGCTGCGAAGCGCCGGGAGTGCACGCCTGCGGCGACGGCCGCGAGCTCGTTTGAGACTTCGCGGTCGCGGTCGGTGGGTAGGACGCTGCCCCAGTCGATGGTGTGGTTGACGAGGCCGAACGCGGTGCCGGTGAACTGGTCAAGGAGCGAGAGGATCATGGTGTTGCGGTCGGTGTACGCCTGGGTGCGGATGATGCGCTTGCGCTCGACCTTCTTTACGAGCGGGTCGAGGTCGAGTTCCAGCGCGACGCCGGAGAGTTCGCGCGTCGTGTCGCCGAAGGCGGAGCGGGGCGTCTCGGCGAGGTCGTACATGGTGCGGTAGAGCGCGGCGAGGTAGTCACTGTGTAGGCGGACGCCGCCGCCGGCGAGGAGGTCGAGGAGGTAGGCTTTGGTTTCCTTGGGGATCTCCCACACGGCGCCGGGCTTGACGGCGATGTCCTGCGCTTCGTCCATGCCTTCGAGGACGGCGATCGGGTTGCCGCTGACCTCCATGATGAGCGAGAGCTGCGACAGCTCGCGGTTGAGTTCGGTGAAGGTGTCGAGTAGGGATTCGAGGTCGGACGTGCCCCAGACGTGCTGGGGCTCGCGTATGTTCGGGAAGATGACGAAGGGGATGAAGGGGTAGGGGTTGTTGCGCGCTTCGAGCAGGGTGTCGTTGAGCCAACGTTCGTAGGTGTCGAGCGTCCAGGCTTCGATGATGGTGTTCGACGCCTTGACGGCCGCGCCGGGGAAGAAAGGCGCGGCGTCGTCGGCGTTGAGCGTGTAGCGGTTGGCGATGCGCCAGACGCGCGAAGGATCGTCCGGCCACGTCCATTGGAAGATGTTCGCGGGGTCGGGGGCGCTGATGCGTACGCGCTGTTCGGTGTCCGACCACCAGATCTTGTAGGCGGCGTCGCCGAGCACCGCGCAGTCGAGCTCGGTGTCGAAGTCGAGTGCGGGTGCGGCGTTCTGGTCCCAGACCTGGTTGATGGCGAGTTCTGCTTCGGCGGCGCGGGCCTTCGCGTCGTCGGAGTCGTCGTCGGGTTCGACAAGAACCGTGCGTCCGGTCATGAGCGCGGCGGTGGTCTTGTGGACGATGGGCCGGGCGTAGTTGAACGTGAGGCGGCGCGGGTCGCGCTGGCGCTGCGTCGTGCCCCATTGCTTGCCGTTGTAGAAGTCGAGGTGCTTGCGGTACGTGTCGAGGCGCGTGCGATCGCGGTTGCGCAGCGCGGCCGGTAGGGTGGCGACGGCCATGTGCTGCGGCCTCCTGTTAGCTGGTGGGCGTTGGCGTTGTTGGCTTCGCTGCGGCGCGCGGCTTCGGCTTCGCGGGGATGAGCTCAGCGTGACAGTTGGAGCAGCTGCGCTCGTCCTGTTCGAGGATCACTTTGGTGCGGCAGCGGTCGCAGAAGACGCCGCTCACGGTTAGTTCGTCCAGGCGGCTGAGCTGATGCCGTCGAGTCGGGCGAGCGCTTGCGATTCGCGGAGGGCGATCGCGGTGTAGGCCTTCACGCGCCAGCGGTTGGCGTCTTTCGTTTCGAGGGTACCGACGCGTTCGAGCTGGATGATGCGTTCGAGGTCGTCCTGTGCTTCGGGGTCGTCGGCGCTGATGCCGAACAGGCCGGCTTCGTCCATGCGGAGAGCGAAGATGGACGATGCGGTGCTGCCGGTCTTGGCGCTGAACGCGCCGCCGGAGATGGCTTCGACGTCGCCGATGAAGTCAGCGGGGAGGATCGGGATGTCGCTGTAGAAGCGGACGGGGCGGTTGATGCCTTGCAGGCTGGAGAGCGCGAGGTCCCAGCCTTGCGAGCGCGCGAGCGCCTGGATGCCGCGGATGCTGCGGCGGCTGGCGATGAGGACGGTGGGCCGTGGGCGGACGAGGTCGATGAGCTGGTCGAGGAGTGAGAAGCTGCCGGCGCCGGGGATGGTGGTGGCGCCTGCGTGCACCTGCTGGCCCGTGACGTCGTCGCTGATGATTTCGTGCAGGCCGTCGAACTGGTTGGCGTCGATGTCGATGCTGCCGTAGATGGCGGCGTCGCCCCAGGTGTCGGCGAAGTTGCGGGCCTTGATGGCGATCAGCTCGGCGACGAGGTCTTGGTCTTTGCTGCGCGTGATGGCGAGGAACTTGTCGATGTCGGCGTCGCCGATGAGTATCTTCAGGGCGAGGACGATCTGCGTGGTTGTCGGCACGCCTTCGGTGACGGTGCCGCCTGCGGCGATGAACGTCGGCGCGGAGGCGGCGTTCTCGCGCTGGTATTGGAGCGCGTTACCGCGCACGGGGACGAAGGGCAGCAGGCCGAGGAGCGGGTTCGCGTCCATGCTCGTCTCGGCGACGCCAACGAGAACCTGGTTCGTGCTGTACTTGTCGGCTTCGGCAAGGGTCAGGGCCATCGGGCTACTCCTTCATTCGGGCGAGGCCGACTGCGATGCGGGCTGCGCCGCGCGTGCCTTCGGGTACGGCGTCGTTGTCGCGTGCGGGCGCTGCGGCCTGCGAGGGGATGGTGGTAGGTGGGGGTGTCGTGGATGGGTCCGGCGTCGCGTTGGCGCTCGACGCCTTCACGGCGTCGGCGACCTGGCGCGCGACGGTGGCGGATGCCTTCACGGCGGCGATGGTGTCGCCTGCGATTGCGTCGGGCGGGATGTCGGCGTTGGCCGCGCGGGCCTGCGCGAGGAACTCGGTGGTCGCTGCGACGTTTGCTTCGGTGGCCGTGGCGAGGAGCTTCTGCGTTTCGTCGAGGGCGGCGGCGGCGCTGTCGCCGGCGTCGGCCTTCGCCCGGAGGTCTGCGAGTTCGGTGTCGTCGACTTCAGTCACGGTTCATACCCCCTGTGGTATTTCTTCCGTGAGCGTAGCACGGGTGGCGTGGGCCGTGTCAAGTAGCGCGGCGTGGTGTAGGTTGCGGAAGGCGAGTAGCGAGGGCTTCCAGCGGGGCCAGGTGGCGCCAGGGCAGACGGTGTCGCCAGCGGGTGACGGGAGTTCGGTGTGGGCGTTCACGGGTGCGCGCCTGTCGATGATGATGCGGATGAGCGCGAGGCCGAGGCCAGCGATCGAGAGCTGCCCGTTGGGCGGCTGCGCCGTGGTGAAGTCGCCCAACAGAACGAGCGCGCGGCCCTGGCTGTTGCGCTGTTTCGCGTGTGAGCCGCGGTAGCGCATGTCGAGCGTGTAGAACAGGCGGCGGCGTGACGCGGCGAACTGGTAGGGGTAGCTGCCCCATCCTTGCGCGAGGGCGTGCGTGTGGTGGGAGCGCAGGCGTTGGATGTCTTCGTCGAGCGTGGTGCCGTTGTAGTTCTTGTCGCGGCCGTCGAAGAGCACGCCGTCGTGGTGGACTTCGATCGTATCGACTGCATCGAGCGGCGTTGCGATCGCGCCCGGTGGCTGCGCGAGGAACAGGTGGCGGACGTCGTGGATGACGTAGGGGCCGAGCTCGAAGCGGTGCGGTCCCGTCACGCGAGCCCCCAGAGGACGGCGACGGCGTAGGCGATGAGCGCGAGCGCGAAGAGGATGCAGTCGAGCGCGAGGACGGGGTCTGGTGGGGTCGGCCAGATGCGTCTCATGGCGTGTAGACCGCGGTGACGACGGCGTCGTCGGCCTTGGTCTCGTCAAATAGTACAACGCTGACGCGCCTGTCCACAATCATGTCGCCGGCGGCGATGCCCCGATTCGTGGGAACGCCGGAGAGCGACATGTGGATCGACCCGGTGAGCTGGACGCGGGCCTTGTACGTGCCGGCGTCGAACGCCTTGAGCACGCCCGGGTGGATCGTTGCGGCCATTAGACGCCTCCCAGGTGCACGGTCTGTTCGAACTTCGCCGGCTTGCCTCGGCGCCCACGCCGGAAGTTGAAGTCGAGCTGCCGGACGCGGCGCTTGATTTCGCCGGTGGCGGCGACGGCGTCGTCGAAGGCGATCACGTCGCCGGCTTCGAGGCCGCAGTGGGGCGGCGCCACGATGTGGCCGTGGTCTTGGTTCAGGATGGCTTTGCGGATGCGGGCGGCGGCGTGCGCGTTGAGGTCGGCGACGACGGCGGTGTGCGGGTCGAGGCGGCGGTCTTGGATGGGTGAATCTTGGGCCTGCTCGGTGAAGTCGAACGCCTGGCCGAGCGCGGCGGCGTTGATGATTTCGGCGACGCTGACGCGCTGTTCGCGGCGAAGTTTGCTGGTGTAGATCGTGTGGCCCTGCGTGGTGTAGTCGTAGGCGGCGGCGTCGGTTGCGAGCGGTTCGAAGAGGTAGGCGAACTCTGCGGTGTGGCGGATGATGTCGGGTACGAGGTTCATCAGCGCGTCGAGGTTGTCGCCTGCGCTTTGGTGTGGGTGCAGGGCCCATTCGAGGATGAAACTGGTGATTCGCGAGCTGCCGCCGATGTCGACCAGTTCGAGGCCGGCGGTGCCGAGCGCGTCTTGGATGAGCTGGCCGATCGTCAGGCCGGAGAACGTGCGCGACGTGCGGGGGCGGGCGTTGTCGAGCCAGAAGTCGGCGCCGCGCGTGTGGATGACGAACCTGCTGTCGCCGCCTTTGTGGTCGTGTTCCCAGTTTACGATCGTCTCGCGTGGGCCCGGTGAGGTGTCGCCGTCGTAGCCGATGGCGACGTGCAGGTTGTGGCCGACGGCGATGAGCGCGGGGACGTCCTTGTAGCGGCCGTCGTTGTTGTCGAAGACGAAGCGGCCTTTGTGGTCGCGGAGTGATTCCGACCAGTGCGCTTCGATCAGGTCGGCGGTGAGGACGGTCGCCGCTGGCGCGTCGAAGGCGGCTTCAAGGACTTGGGCGGGGCGCGCGAGTACGGCCTTGTCGCTCGCGCCGCTGCCGGTGATCGTGATGGCGTAGCCATAGGCCGTGGTGTTGTTGAGCGGGATGGGCGTGACCCACGCGTTCGCGGCAAAGGCGAACGATGCGGGGAACCAGGTGTGGTACGTGCGCGTGTAGGCGGGGGCGCTGGCCCGCTTTTCGACGTAGAGGATGTGGTGGCGGTCGAGGGCGTTGATCTTCGCGGCCTGGAACGTGATGCCGCTGTCGGTCTCGGCGGTGATGAGGTTGAGGAGTGCCGACCAGGTGTCGAGCGTTTGCGCGAAGCCGTTGCCGAGCGTGACGGTGAGCACGGCGGCGCGGGCGTCGGTCTTGACGCCGGTGAGGACGACGTGGAAGTCGCCCGCGAAGACCATGCCGACGGAGTTGATGCTGGTCATGCTGTTCGACCAGGCGGCGGGCGAGCCGAACGTGCCGGACGTCCGCTTGATGCGGCGCAGGGCGTTGCTCTGCTCGTAGACGATGCAGAGGTCGCCGCCGGTGGTGGTGTACTGTACGGCGATGCCCTGGGTGGTGGGGACGCCCGTGAGGATCGTCGTCTCGACGCCGAAGGATGTGCCTTGGTCTGTGCTCTCGCGGAACATGATCGAGGTGACGCGGTTGTAGACGACGATGACGCGCGTGTTGTTGATGGCGTGGATTGCGACTTCGTTGGAGTCGGTGCCGCCGCCGAGGTCGGCGAACGCGCCGCCTGTTCTCTTGTACTGGACGCGGCCCGAGGTGACGCGGGCCTGGTGCAGGTAGGTGGCGTCGCCGGCAGCGTCGTGCTTGTCGTCGGGGTCGCCGCCGGAGACGGTCTGGACGAACTGGAAGTGTCGTGCGCTACGGGTGAGTTCGTGCACTTCGATGGCGACGGTGGGGATGCCGCTGGGGGCGACTTGCTTTGCTTGCAGCGCGCCGCTGATGCTGCGCATGGTGTTAGACGGGCCCGGGGTCGGTGGTTTGCGAGCGCAGCCTGCCTCCGGCGGGCGTGTAGAGCTGTCCGGTGCGGAGCGTGTTGGCGACGGGGAGGTCGCGCAGCATCTTTCGGAACTGGGCGAGGCGCTGTTCGCCGAACTCCTGGTACTTGCCCCAGACGTTGTCGCCGCCGACGTTGATGCGGTCGGTGGCGAAGGACGCTGTGTCGAGCGCTGCGTAGCCGGCGGCGCCCACGGCGATGATGTCGTCGTGGTGGGCGGGGAACGAGATCGTGCCGTTGATGGTGTGCTCCTGGTGGAGGAGGATGTTGACGGTCTGGATGCTGCCGGGTGGGGTGGCGACGTCGAGCGTGATGTTATCCCCGAACAGGCTGAAGGGGACGTAGGCGGGTGGGTATTCGTTGATGGGCCACTCGACTGCGACGATGCGGATGCGTGGCGTGGTGGGGATGCTGATGATGCGTGAGCCGGCCGTGGTGGCTGCGGCGGCGAGAACTTCTTTGGGCGAGACCTGCGAGTAGTCGCGGAGGGCGTGCTTGATGTGGCGGTCGAGCACGGCGTCGGTCCAGCGAACGTTGGTTTCGTCGTGCAGGTCTTGTTCGACTGTGGCGCGGATGGTGGCGAGTGAGCTCATGGCGTGCGTGCCCTCCGTGGGCTGCGCGGCCGCGCTCCGGGTGCACCGAAGGAGGGGCGGTGTGGAACGCGCGGCCGCTGCGCCCCGATCGGTTGCAGCGTAGCACGTCGTTGTTCGATGCCGCCTTCGAGCGGGTCGTAGTCGACTTCGAGGTACCAGATGTTCGAGCCGTACTCGCGCGAGCGCCAGGCGAACTGGTGGTTGACGAGGGGGTTCTCGTCGTTCAGGCGCGTGATGATGCTGAGGATGCCGGCGCGGTTGGCGAGCGCGTCTTCGACCAGCGGTTTGAGGCCGGTGATGGAGTGCCAGCCGGTGGCGGTCGCCTCGGTGTAGGTGAGCTTTGCAGGCGGGCCTACTTCGTCCACGTCGCCGCCGAAGGTGACCCAGGAGCCGACGCCGTCGTACTTCTTCGAGGTGACGCCGAGCTCGGTCCATTCGTCGGGGCGGGTGCAGCGCATGAGGACGGCCTGTACGCCGCCTGGGTTGATGATGTCGAACATGTAGCGGTGCAGGGAGGCGGCGTTGATCGTTTTTGGGTCGATGACGTTGAGGTCGAAGTTCGCGATCGCGCGGTTCCACGAGAGCTTGAGGCCGCCGAGGTAGGTGGCGCGGTGTACGCAGTAGAGTTCGGTGCCAAAGTTCACGTCCTGCGTCGCGCCGATGCCCGAGAGAAACGAATCGATCGTAGGGGTGATCTCGACGGTCGTCACGCCGGCGGCCGCTGCTTCATCTGGCGCTGCGCGTCGGCGAGGTCGATGACGAAGAGCCAGTAGCCGACCTCGCCGGTGAGCTGGTTGTAGCCGATGTCCTGTACGTCGCCTTTGAACTGTTCGGTGATGCGTTCGAGTAGGCGGCGATCGTGGATCTCCATGTCGCCTTTCGTGAAGCCGCGCGCGAGTGATTCGTCGATGCAAGCGGCGACCAGGTCTTGGGCGAGCCGCCAGTTCGGTGGGTCGGTGGCGACGGCGCCCATGTGCACTGTGTCGCCGGCGTCGGGTAGCAGGAGCGTCGCGGCGCCCTTTGTCGTGCCGCGTGCGTCTGCAACGATCACGTGCAGGGCGTGGCGGTTCTCGGCGATGCCTGGTAGCAGTTCGCGCACGCGGTCGCGGTCGGCGGGGCGTTCCTTGCGAATCACCGGCGCCACCGGAGCCACCCGTTGAGGATGCGGGTGCAGTAGGCGAGGCCGAGCGTGACGGCGGCTGTGACGCCGACGGTGAGCGCGTTGCTGATGATTTGCACCTGTGCGTCTGTGAAGAAGTTCTGGCAGGTTTCCACGTTAGGTGGCTCCTGCGCGGTCGGCGATCAGGTCGGCGACCATGTCGGCAACGCTGGTGTGCAGCTGCGCGGTTTCTTCCTTCGAGAGGCCGTAGTTGATGGCGACCATGCGGGTGATGGTGCGCATGAACGCGAGGAAGATTTCGAGGTTCTCGGGCTCGTTGTGGACCAGCTCCATGGCGCGGGCGCGGGTGACGGCGATTTCGTGAGCGAGCTGGTGGGGTTCGAGGTCTACGGCCCGACGGAGAAATTTCCGTCCGGCGGTGCCGAGCCCTTCCGCGTAGTAGCCGTGCTTGAAGGCGTTGCGATTACCCGGCTGCGCTCCGGGCTTGCGACGCGCCACGGGTTAGGACCTCGTGGGGATGGCGATCGGTTGCTGCTGCGCGTTGCTCAGGGCGTCGATGAGGAGGCGGCCGAGCTCCTGGGGCGAGCGGCGCGGCTCGGGGGCGTGCTGGCGTAGTTCGTGGAGGTAGTCGAGGGTGCCGGTGATGGTGAGGAGCGCGGCGGTGTCCCAGTCCTGGCGTTCGAGCGCCGACTTCATCATCTGCGACGGTTTCCGAGCCATACGCGCAGTCTATCATGCTGGGGTGTTTCACGTGGAACGTTCTATAGGCCGGCGCGGATGAGGACGTGCACGAAGACGACGGCGAGGATGGCCGTCGGCAGGAGGAGGAGGAGCGCGCGTTCTATACGTTGCATGGCTTCCGTGTGTTCGTGGTTTTAGGGGGCGGCTCCGTTGCCGAAGCCGACCCCCTGCGCAGTACCCGCTGGGTGTAAAGACCCAGGTCCCGGAGGCAGCGCCTTCGGAGGGAACCAGCGGGGGTCTGCCGATATACTAGCACCTGCGTGCTAGACGGTCACCTGGAGCGGGAGAAGGGGCTCGAACCCTCGACCCTCTGCTTGGGAAGCAGAGGGTGGAAAACGTTGTCCTTCTGCTGTAGTAGCAGAGGGTCGTTTCGCTTCTGAGGTGTTGACGGGCGGCGGCGCGGTCGCGTATCGTCTCGATCGTAAAGACCTGGTGACCGGGCGACAAAGGAGGCAGCATGCCGGAGCCTGTTCGTCGGCTAACCGACGGCCATCAGCCGCCGCTCGTTCGTTCGATTCCTGGTGGCTCACGCGCGCGATCTGAACGAAGTGATCTGAACGAAAGAAAGAGTGAAAATTCGTTCCTTCGTTCCTTCCCTCAGATCGTTCCTTCAGATCGGCCGCGCCCGCGGCGGCGTTTGACGCCGACGGGCGCGCGGGTCGCGCGTTGGCTGGAGCGCTGGGTCCCTGTGGAACGTTACGACGGGCCGGTGCACACGCTGCCAGAGGGCGACGCGACGTTCTATGGTGCGCGCGGTTTTCTTCTCTGCTACGGCGAAGAGCTGGTGCTGACGGCGTTGGCGGACCTGTTCGTTGATTACGATCCGGAGACCGTCGAGTGGACGTTGCCGCGCGGCGCCCGCTGGCGTGTTCGGTGCTGGCGTCCGGAGATCTATCACCCGGCGCGTTACCTGAACTTCTACGTGAAGCAGCTGCGGGGGCTAGCCGATGGCTAAGGCGTTGGTGCTTGAGCGCTTCGGCATGGCGACCGAGTCGTCGCGTGAGCAGCACGTCGTTGCGCGCGTCGATATGCTGGTCGACTGGACAGTGGTTGGCGAATCGTTCTGCGGCCGGTCGACC